CAGTAGATGCTAGTGACGCTGCTCTTACCATCGGCGTCCCTTATGTTATCACCATCTTAGGAGATGCTACAGCAGCTGATTGGTTAGCTCTTGGAGTTCCAGCAGGTTTAACCCCTGCAGTGGGCCTAGCTTTCATTGCTAAAGCAACTGGATCAGGTGTCGCTTCTGTATCTCGAGTAGCTCCAACCGCAGCTGCTGGATCCGCAGTTATGTCAATTGAAACCGTTGGAGACAGCAAGCAAGCTTTAGCTCCCGCTCAACCTCTTAGCTTTCCTCAAGGCTTCGGCGGACAAATTATTCTTCAATGCAGAAATTTATCCGGTGCTGTAGCAGCTCCAGTCGATGGATCTGTAATCAGTTTAAGTTTTTTGTTGAGCAATAGTTCAGTTATAGTTCAAGGCGAATAAGCCAAGATACCCGAACCACACTTGCTTAAAACGTAATGAATTCGGGACCATATAGCCATGGTATAGGGGCCGGGGGCGTGCGAGTCGCCCGTCTGTTTTAACAGGAGCTTAAATGGCTGCACCATCTACACCTAATAACTTCTATTTGCAGACCGGGAATCGCGTCAACTATTTGAGTTGGGATCTATCCACTGGTGCCACTTCCTACGTGATCCAACGCAGCACAGATGGTGTTAACTTTACGGCTTTAGCAACGTCTTCACTTAATAATTATTTAGATACAACGGTAAGTGTTGGAATTGAATACTTTTACCAAGTTGCTGCATCCAATGGAACTGTTAGTCCTTATACTACACCACAATCTATCATCCCCACACCAACTGCGGAGATGAGTTTAGGTCAATTACGCCTCATGTCACAGCAGCGAGCAGATAGAGTTGGATCTAATTTTGTTACTTTACCTGAGTGGAATAGCTTCATTAATCAGGCAATGTATGAATTATACGATTTACTAGTTACAGCTGATGAAGAATACTTTATTGCTACGCCTGCTCAATGGCCTTCACAACCTAATAACAATAATCAAACGTATTTATATCCTCTACCAGATGGCGTAACACCCTTTATTAACGGTATTAATGGAACGCCAGGCTATATAGCGCCAGCTTATTATAAGATGAAGGGTGTCGATCTATCGCTTAATACTGCAAATAATGCTTGGGTTACAATCAATAAATTCAATTTCATGGATCGAAATAAGTTTGTTTATCCTAATACAGCTTCCACCATTTACGGTGTGTTTAATCTACAATATAGAGTAATGGGCAATAACATTGAATTAATTCCAACACCATCTGCCGGCCAAAATCTACGGATTTGGTATATCCCACGCTTGACACAGTTGTTACAAGACACAGACTTAACTTCAACTGGTATATCGGGATGGAATCAATATATCATTATAAGAGCTGCTAAGTATGCGTTAGATAAAGAAGAATCTGATACAACGAAATTAGACCAAGAACTTGTATTCCTTAAGCAACGTATCGAAGAGACTGCGGACAATCGAGATATGGGCCAACCTGACCGAGTTACAGACATAAGACAAAACGGTCAGTGGGGCTCTATGAATGGTGGTTATGGTAATGGAGGTCCGATTGGCGGATTTTAGTATGAAACATATCTTATCTATAATTTTATTAGTATATTTAACAAGTGTAGCCGTGGCAACAGGCTATCTTGTAGGCCATAATAATGGATATGAAATAGGAAAACGTGTAGGACAGGCAGAAGCCTTAATGCATAGCAGCGGGGCTTGTTTCTTGCATAATGGAAAGAGGGAATAAATGGCTTTGCCGACCTTTAAAGACCCAAATACTAACCTCATGCTAATGCAATCATCTTGGGCCTCGCAGCTTAATCCAGTCTTAAAGAATCCTTTAACAAATCCAACGCTGTTAAGTGGTATTTCTTTAGTTTCAGGAACAAATGTTATCAACCATCATTTGGGCTCTACTCCCGTAGGCTGGTTTATAACCGACACAAATGCTGCGGCAACAATTTATAGGTCGCAACCATTCAACTCTACAACTTTAACTCTAACAAGTTCGGCACCCTGCGTGGTGTCATTGGCGGTCTTCTAATATGGCAACTACCACCATTTCAAGTAACATGCTTTTACCGATTCCTGTGGTGGGTGTTGACAGCGGTCCGGATTACGCAACGCAAGTCAACAACTCATTAAATATCATAGATTCTCACAATCACAGTTTAAATAGTGGGGTTCAAATTACACCCAGCGGATTGAATATTAATAGTGATTTAAGTATTCAAGGACATAACTTAACAAGCTCCAATTCACTTAATTTTGTAAATCTAACTGCCACACCAACACTTGCGGTTGGTAGTTTGTATGAGTTAAATAATAACCTTTACTGGTATAGCGGTGGGGCGTTAACGGTCCAAATGACTAACGGAGGATCTTTAAATGTTACTTCTTCCGGAATCTCTAGCGGAACAGCAACGGCTTCATTTGTTGGCGGTGTATTAGTTGTTAATGAAGCCTCCAATACGCCGGCAAATATCCAAGCCGGTTCTGTGTTATTCGGAAATAATATATCTGGATCTAATTTTGTAACTCTTGAACCCCAAAGTTCATTAGCTTCCAGTTACACTCTTACTTTGCCCCCATTTAATAGTTCGGGAAATACCCAAGTAATGGTATTAGATACCTCTGGTAATATGGGTAGTATTAGTTACGATACAGTGGGTCAAGATATGACTGCTGTTGGCGCTAATGCTATAGGTCAGACAATGACTGCTACGGGTGCCAATGCCATTGCCGTGAGCAGAACCCGAACTATAAATTCAAATGTACCCGGGGGGATCGGCGTAGTAAATGTTAATGCTTCTACTGCAAGTACCTCCCCCGTTAATTTAGCTACCCTTCAGATAGTTACAAGCGGACGACCTGTTTCCATCAGCTTACAGTCACAATTTTCTGCGCTAACTGCTGGATTTATGGGCGTATCTGGAACCGTAAACGGTACAGGAGCTCCACAATCATGGGCCATGAGCGCTTTTTATCTAATAACAAGGGCCGGTTTCGGAAATGTCGCGTTCGGACAGGTATCATTCTCTGAAGTTGCGTTTTCTACATACGATAATAATTATACTTACACTGTTCCTATTAACTTATCTGCCATTGATTACGGTGTTCAATCCGCCCCAGGAACTTATGATTACACCTTATATATGTACGTATCTTCGTCTAATATAAATTTCGCTACCGCATACTTAGAGAATGCGCAACTTATTGTATACGAATTGTAGGATTCATGTTGAATAAACAAGCCATCGACATTAGTTTTGCTCAAGGGCTAGATACCAAGACTGATCCATTTAGGGTTCAACCTGGCAAATTCTTGTCATTGCAAAATTCTGTATTCGACAAAGGCGGTCAGCTAAAGAAACGTAATGGTTTTGGTGCATTAACCCCACTCCCTGCGCAAACACCTGCTTATTTGACTACATTTAATGGAGATTTAACCGCTTTAGGTACAACGTTAGAATCATATTCAACAGGAAGTTCTAGCTGGGTTAATAAAGGCTCGATCCTGCCATGTGATTTAACGACATTACCTGCAGTCCGAAATGGGACATATCAAGGGCAAGCAGATTCCGTAACAGCTACAAATGGCATAGCTTGTGTAGCCTATACAGATTATATACCATCTGGGGGTTCTGTCACTCCAGCCTATAAATATGTAATTTTAGATGCTACAACGGGTCAAAACATTGTAGCCCCTACTTTATTACCGAATGCCGATCCAACATATGGGACCCCCCGTGTATTCTTAATGGGTCCGTATTTTATTATATTATATACAACCCTCGTTGGCGGTGTGCATCACTTATCATATATTGCTATTAGTACACAAACTCCTACTTATGTGAGCGCTGTTACAGATATCTCCAATGGTTATTCCCCGTCTACTACGGTTGCTTTTGACGGTATAGTCGCTAACAGCAATCTTTATATAGCTTATAATAACCTTTCTGGGGGGCAATCGGTTAAAGTTACATATTTGTCCCAATCTCTCGCATTGGGACCAACCGTTACGTTTTCGGGACAGATTGGGACAATATTTAGTTTAGCAGTAGATGAAACTAATCCCACTAATCCACTAATCTATGTATCGTACTATAACTTAGGCACAACAACAGGCTATACATTTGCAGTTTATAGTACATTAGCACAAGCTTTGGCGCCAACAGCAACAATCGCTAGTGGTACTATACTAAACTTAACATCTGTCGCACAAGGTGGGGGCGCAAATAGTGTCTGTACCTTATTCTACGAAGTAGCCAATAATTACTCATATGATAGTGCAATACCAACCCATTATATTGATACTAACACATTAACGATAACAGGGACGTTAGGAACTCCAAACGTGTTAAAACGTTCTGTAGGATTAGCTTCTAAAGCATTTCTATATAACTCTGAACCATATGTTTTATCTATATACGAATCGCCGTATCAACCCACCTACTTTCTCTTAAATGCAAGCGGCATAATTATCAGTAAATTAGCGTATTCTAATGGTGGCAATTATTACACATTAGGCTTACCCAGCACTAGTGTAAATAATGACACAAATGAAATAACAATTTCATATTTATATAAAGATTCAATAACTGCATTAAATACCCAAGGTAATAGCATTCAAAGTGTAAGTGGTGGCATCTACGCTCAGTTAGGGATTAACCTAGTAACCTTCAACTTTGCTCCACCAACACTCGTAACAGCGGAAATCGGTAATAATCTAAACTATACGGGTGGATACCTCTCTATGTATGATGGTGTTACCCCTGTCGAGCAAAGCTTCTTCTTATGGCCAGACAGTGTTGAAGCCGCGTGGAGTGCAACTGGGGGGGCTATGGGTCCTCAACCAGATAATACCACCAATACGAATGCCTATTACTATCAAGTGACCTATGAATGGACTGATAATCAAGGTAACCTATTCCGAAGTGCACCATCAATCCCTGTCGGAGTAACAACCACAGGAACTGGTGAAACAGGAACAGGATCTGTGATATTGAATATCCCTACATTAAGATTAACTTACAAAACTAATGTTTCTATAGTGATTTATCGTTGGTCGGCTAAATTTCAGAATTATTATCAAACAACTTCTATTACTGCCCCCGTGTTAAATAATACTACAGTAGATTCAATAACTTATGTAGACACTTTGAACGATTCTTCAATTCAAGGTAATAATCTGATATATACTACAGGCGGCGTTTTAGAAGACATTGCGCCCCCCGCAACGGACCTGATTACACTATTTAATAACAGAGTATGGTTATTAGATGCTGAAGATAGAAACTTATTGTGGTTTTCTAAGCAAGTCATTGAAGCTACACCTGTTGAGTTCTCAGACCTATTAACGTTGTATGTAGCTCCAACAACCGCATCTGAAGGTTCCACGGGTCCCATTACAGCAATGGCACCTATGGACGATAAGCTTATTATCTTTAAACAGAATGCATTGGGCTACGTCAATGGTATAGGACCAGATAATACTGGGGCTAATAGTCAATATTCAGATTTTACATTAATCAATTCAGTTGTTGGTTGTACAAATCAACAATCTATAGTTTTTATGCCACAAGGCCTGATGTTTCAATCAAACAAAGGTATATGGCTAGTTGGACGGGACCTAGCAACACAATACATCGGGGCTCCAGTTGAAAGCTTAACAACTGGAGCCACTGTATTATCCGCTGTAAACGTCCCGGCAACCAATCAGGTCCGGTTCACATTAGATAGCGGCATAACGTTGATTTATGATTATTTCTACTCTCAATGGGGTACATTCACTAATCTATATGCGCAATCAAGTACTATTTATCAAGGATTACACACCTACGTAACATCATTAGGCCAATTATATCAAGAAACAAATGGTGTATATCTTGACGGCTCAACACCAGTTACCATGAGTTTTACAACTGGATGGATTACCTTAGCTGGTGTACAAGGATACGAACGATTCTACCAACTGTACTTGTTAGGACAATATCTCTCTCCGTTTAACCTAAATGTCCAATTAGCGTATAACTATAATCCATCGCCAACTCAATCAACGATTGTGTCACCAAGTCAACAACCAGTAACGTGGGGTAGTGACCAACTCTGGGGCTCTGGATCTACTTGGGGAAGTCAAGGCGACGGTGGTTGGGAAGGCCAAGCAAACGTTTTTGAAGCTCGCGTATTTCCGCAACAACAAAAATGTGAATCATTTCAAGTAACTGTAACTGAAGTTTACAATTCACAATATGGTAACTATCAAGGAGCTGGGTTAACCTTAACCGGTATGAATCTTATTGTTGGAACTAAACGCGGATTCAGGACGTCCAAAGCCAGCCGTAACTTCGGTTAATACCATAATATGGTATGGACTGTTATTAACGTTATACCATATCCAAACTTGACACAAATTCAAAATTGTGGTAACTTTGGGTTATTATGACGGATGTAAATCTAAAATTTCAATTAGCTTTAACCTACCCTCAATGGATTAGGTATCTTGATGATGATGTTCAAGTCGAACGTTTATTAGATTATCTATTGGATGTACGTTCAGAAACACGTATGCTCTGTTAGAGGGGGTTATATGACAATGACAGTTACTAATACCAATAATTCTCAAGGACTCATACAACAACTACTTATAGCGCACGGAATGGACCCAAATTTAACAAATGACTTACCGGTTGTAGGGAGAGTCGTAATCCAAGACGATATTGTCATTGCTGCAGGCTTTATGCGCGATATGGAAGGTCCTTATGCAATGCTCGACTCATACATCACTAATCCAGAAGCTTCACCAATCCAAAGACACAAAGCATTAAACTTGATTACAGAATCCTTAATCAAGGTTTCAAAATCCCTTGGTAAAAATAAATTAATAATGTTTAGTCAAGATCGCAATACTCACCAAAGAGCTTTAATGCATGGATTTACCAATTTCCCGAATATGTTCACAGCAATACTTGACTTAACAAAAAACACCCCCAACATTTGACAAGTTAATACACCGAAAAATTAACACCCCCAACAAGTTGACTCCCCCAACAAGTTGACAAGTTGACTCCCCCAACAAGTTGACAAGTTGACTCCCCCAACAAGTTGACAAGTTGACTCCCCATAGACAGGTTTTTAAGCACAAATCGGGCCAATCCGCGAATTTTGAGGGGTGAAATAGGCCCCTATTTGCGTTTCTATGGTGTATAAGTCTACAAATTGACTGTAATTACAACAGTTTACAATCCCACTGGTGTCAAGTCGGCAGGTTGGCGAGATTGTAGGGGGGTCATTCCGCTAAGAATAGAGGTACATAAGTGCCTTTAGTCATTAGTTTACTGGTGTAAACTATGCATTCTAGGAGATCCTATGCCCTTTTTAGCACCTTTAATACCGGC